ATGAACTCGCCGGTGCGCCCGTCGCACGGGCCGCCGCGCATCCGGATCGCCACCCCATCGACCACCCCGGCCGGGGGCATCGGCACCCCGCTGGGTACGTGCAGCAGGCGTCGGCGTGCGTCATCGGCAGTCATGGCCCACCCGTCAGCTCGGGGATCGGGATCCCGTTGGTGTGTCCGTTGCCGGGCAGGGCCAGCGGCGCGGCCTTGGTCAGCCCGCCGGTGCCGATCGGCGAGCCGCCCTTGTCGCCGCCCAGCGGAATGCCGAGCGCGCTGCGGTACTGCGACAACGTGACGTCGCCGCCCTCCATGGCGTCCTCGCCCATCTCGGCGCGCGCCTCATTGATCGTCACCAGGTCGTTCTGCACAAGCAGCACCAACCGACCCACCCGGGAGTCGTTGGACTCTTGCAGCGCCTCGACGTCGTCCACGTTGAAACGCATCGTGTAGCGCGGATCCGGCTGCGTGACAAGATCGATCTCCGAGGCCACGGTCTGCAGCTTGGGCACGATGGTGTCCGACCACAGCGTGGTGCGCGCCGCGTCCCGGTTCTCATACGTGGTGCCGCCCATCAGGTAGTCCCGGGGCACCCCGAACGCCAACATCACCTCATCCGCGGACCGGACCCGGGTGTCCAGGTAGGACACCTCGGCCGCGGTCAGGGTGATCCGTTCGTAGCGGGCCGGGATCGGGCCGGACAGCACCAGGTGTCGCCCGGCGTCCTCGGGGCGTTCGTGCCGGGCCGCCAGCTGCGCCCGGATGCTCTTATGCGTTTCCTCGTCCACGTCGCCGAGGTAGACCACGCCGCCGGGCGCGCCGCCGCGCGCGAGTGAGCTGGTCTGATACCGCCGCGCGTAGTCGTCCAGTTCGAGGGCAAACGTGGCCGCCCGCAGTGGCGGCAAGCACGTCCAGATGTAATCGGGGTCCGGGTAGCGCAGCCATAGCATTTCCTCGGGCAGCACCACGCCGCTGCGCCCCCCGGCGGCCGACACGGTGTACCCGATCAGTTCGTCGCCGCGGTCGGCCTGGGTGTTGTCGATGATCGGGACGACACCCCAGGCGGAGTCGAGCAGGTGTAGCCCGGCCACCTCGCCGAGCCCGGTCTCACCGCGATCGAGCAGCACGAACGCCTGCCCGTGCACCTCCAGGCGCAGCCAGGCGATCTCGCGCAGCATGCGCGCGCTCATGTAGTCGTTGGGCCGGTGGTTCCATAGGTCGCACACTCGGTCCGGGATGGCCTCGCCGGTCTCCTCGTCGATCATCTCCATCGGACAGGTGGCCGCGTTGGCGGCGATGGAGACGATGCACCGGTAGGCCACCGCGGACGCGCGCCAGTCCGCGCCGTATTGGCCGTACCACTGATACAGCCCGTCGAGCCCCATGGTGACGTGCAGCCCGTCGGGCCCGACGTGTGACGGCACCCCGACCGCGAACCCGTCAGGGGGAGCACTGCGCCGCCCGATGGGCGCAGTCATGATCGTGTTCGCGAGGTCAGCAACCACGCCGCCGAGCCAGGCTCGCCAGGTAGCCGCCACAGTCCGGGGATCTTACGCCCAGCGTTTACACGCCCGATAGGTCTAGGTCATCTGGGGTTACGCCACGTCGGCCCGCCCGCGCCGCCGCAGGAACAGGTGCGAGGCCACCCACACCATGGCGTCGAGGCGGTCGGGCGAGTCCTGCCCGGGCGTCCAGGTGGCCAGTTGATCCTCTAGCTCGACGAACATTCCGGCCAGCCACCACAGCCCGCGTTCGGCCAGCGTGGCGATCGGCTCGGCCCGGGTGCGCTTGCCCTTGGACGCGGTCACCGGCCGGATCATGAGTCCCTTGGGCACCGGTTCGCCGTTGCGTTTCATGTCCTGCATGACCATGTCCAAAGTAGACTTGACCATGTCCCACCCGTTATTTTGCTCGGCCACGATGTAGCCGCAGTTCCACTTGATCGCCGCGCCGAGCGCGATCCGCGCCCACTGCGCGGGCGAGTAGTGCCCGGACAGGTCGTCGAGCACGAACCCCTCGTCGTCGAGGCGCCCGGCCACGATGATCCCGGTTTCGGCGCTGACCCGCTTCCCCGACTTTTGCTTACCGGCCGGGTCGATGCCGATCGCGCGTTCCATCTCGACCACGTACGGGGCGACCAGATCCGGGGTGGCGCGCTGCCGCTCGATGAGCCGCCGGGTCCACAACGCACCCTCGGCCTCGTCGAGGTAGCGGCCCATCAATTCCTGATCGGCGAGGCTGGTGCCCTCATACTTGCGCAGCACGTTGTCCAGGAACACCGGCGCCAGGTTGGCCAGATTCTCATACGTGGTGCCGGTGGTCAGCACCGTCTTGGGATCGATGAGGATCTTGCGCAGCTCGGGGTGCGGCTGCGGGGTGGTGGTGATCACGCACCGCGGGTGGTTGCCCAACCGCATGCCCAGCCGGTAGTTCGAGATGACCAGATCGAGCGCGTAGAACGTGGCCAGCTCATCGACCCACCCGGTGTGATGCTGCGGGCCGCGTAACGAGTCCGGCTCTTCGGACGAATAGCAGAACGCCACCCCGCCGTTGTCGAACTCGACGCGTGCCTTGCTGGGCAGGTAGTTGGGCCGCTCGCTGCGCCGGTAGCAGCGCAGCAACCCGGACTCGCCCTCGATCATGGTGTCGCGCACGTCCTTGGCGGTGCGCCCGATCAGCGCGGCGCGGTGCCCGGCCCCGATGTGATCGTTGCGCCACTTGATGAACTCGGCGCCGGTGCGGGTCTTGCCCCACCCGCGCCCCGCCATGATCATCCATTCAAACCACGGGTCGGTGTACTGGGTGCGCTGCCCGAGCCGGTCGGACACCCACCGGGCCGCGTCCGGGGGCGGCAGTTGATTCCACCGGGCGTGTCGCACCGGGTAGCCCGGCTCGCCGTCCTGCACCGGGCCGTGCGGTTCGCCGTCGCAGTACACGCGGTCGCAGCGCCACAGCGTCTCGCGCCGTTCGTGCTCGGCCTCCAGTTGCGCGCGCAGCGCCATCTTGCGTTGCGGATCAAGCTCGGCCCATGGGGGCGCACCGGTTCGCCCGGCGCGGGACACGAGACGTTCGTGCCCGCCGGTGAAGTCGACCGCGGGGCGGCCCATGGTCAGGACACCGCCGGGTCGTCGTAGCCGCGGTCCCGATCACCCCGGCGCATCCGGCCCTGCCAGCGACCGGAGCCGCGGGACAGGTCGGGGTCGATCCGGTCGTCCTCGGTACGCCCGGGGGGTACCACGTCGGGGGCGGCCGACACCGGCCGGGTCAGGTCCGCCACCAAGATCGCGATCTCCTCGTCGATGGCATCGGTGACCGTGGCGTCGATCTTGATGGGGGCGCGCGCCCCGGTGATGTCCACGATCCGATCGGTGATCTTGAGGACCATGTCTTCGGCGCGGTCCTGCTCATCCGGGGAGGCCGCCGACGATCCCAGCTTGATCATGTTGCGCTTGAGGATGATGTCCAGGCGGCCCAGGGTCAACGCCCGTACCTCGTCGCGCAGCTCGGTGGGCACCTCGGCCTTGATCGCGGTGGCCACGATGCGGCTGGCCTCGCGCGCCGAGCACCCGAGGTGTTCGCCGATCTCCAGATACGACGCGCCGCCCATGCGCAGCTGCAGCGCGGTGCGCTCACGGCGGGCGGACTCCAGGGTCTCCAGCTCGGTGCCCGGATCGTGGTTGATCCACTCTTGCTCGTCGGCGTCCCGCGAGGACACGTCCGCTCCCGTTCC